CGTACCGCGTCGAGTGCAATGCACGGATCTCCGATCACTAACCAGGGATCGATGGCTGGGTCACCAGACGCCTCCATGGTCGGCAGCAAAGGTATTGCCCGAGCCGCATTGGACGTGTCGGAGTCGGCCAATACGACCCAAGCATGATCTCTCCAAGCAACCGCGGCACCGCGGCTAGGCCAATCGAGACCGATTCGCCTGCCCGCCGACCCTGCCCGCGCCTCCTGCGGTGGCGCGCTCGACGCCGCTTCTTCCATGTCCGTCCCTTCGTCTCCAACGGCGATGACCGGCCATCGATGCCAGCGTGCCTTGGGCTTTATCCAGTCTGTAACAACCTCCGAGATTTTCCGCCACGGGCGCAGCCCGAGCGCTGCCGATGATCGGGGATTGGCGTGCGTTCGCCGAGCGGCAACCCGGTCGAAGAAGTCGTGGACGTCGGCGGTCGATCCTCCACGAGTGCCGACAATAAAGACGCGGCGCCGAGTCTGTGGAAGTCCAAAATCCGCTGCGTTGAACACAGCGAGCGCGACGCCGTAGCTGCCTCCGCCGGAACAATCGCGAAAGCGTTCGACCAGCTCCCGAGCGTAGGCTTCGTTATCTCCCGAGAGCAGGCCAGGGACGTTCTCGAAAACGAAGCCGAGCGGACGCACCTTTCCCACTATTTCCGGCATCGTTCCCAAGAGGTCACGCTCGTCTTCGGCACCCATTCCGTGACCCGCTTGGGACCAAGGCTGACATGGAGGGCCGCCGGCGAGGATGTCGGTGCGCTCGGAAAATTCAGACCAGTCGACATCGCGTAGATCAACTTGACGAACAACTTCCGGCTCGAAGGCGCCGCTATGGCGAAGTACTTCGCAAGCCACATCCCAGCGATCCAGCAACGCAAGGTGGCGAATATTAAGTGCGCGTTGCTCCCCGAGAGCAAGGCCACCAAAACCAGCGCACACTTCAACTCCAGTCTCAGGCCTTGATCCGAGCAGGCTTGGCAACTCAGAGAATATGACCTCAGACAGGGGCGGAGGCACGGCGTCGCCATAGCCTCGCAGCAGGAGTAACTCGTCTTGAACTGCACGTCGTCCCCATCCGTCCGGGAAGCCTTGAATCGCGGCGACTTCGGATGCAACGAGCCGACGGTAGCGGCTACCGGTGCGATCTAGTAGGTGCGCCTCCTGGGGATATCGCCACCAATCCCGCCGAGCAGTGGAAGAGGGACGAGTAGGTTCCTGCGGTCGATGCTTGGGGTCGAATGCCACGGCTAGCGACCAGTGGCATTCGGCGAGTCCGCTGTCGGTCGCAATTTCAGACGTTCCACTGCGGCGATCTTGTTCCCCATCCGCGGCAGTGGTCGTTAGCCACGCTTTAACCTTATCGAGGTCATATCGCACGCTTCTCCCCACGGAAAACGTGGGCAGGCCGGCCCTGCGAAGTCGCCACAGCGTGGTCCGCGAGATGCCCAGTGTTCGCGTAAGGTCCCGTTCCGTCACGAAGCGGGCGGCGGGCGGCTCATCCGAGTAGGCGAACAGGGTATCCATGGAACGTCCTGAAACGTCTTGAAACAAGATTGGCCGAATCGGACCTCTCGGTCAAGCTGAAACCTGAGCCAGTAAATCCCTACAACCCGTATTGGATTGCCGCCGCTCCGCTCTGCCCCTGCAGAACTTGATGGTTGGCGTGGCCACACTACCCCATGCGCCCGTCCAGACCTCCCTGCATTACCGTGCAACCGAAAACTGTCAATTTTTCTCCGATTCGGACGCAATCGTAGTGCGTTTGGCGACGACGGTGCTGTACGGGCCGTTCTCCGTTCAGGACGCGATTGACCGTTCTCACGCCGGGGTAGGAGCGGCCTGGCGGTGTTCTATCGTGCCATGGCACAATCCCCGGACCCGGTCGGTCGAGCCAACTCGCCCGATCCATCATGGCCAAACCGCTGCCGTGCCAAACCCCGCCGTCGGCGGCACTTGCGGCTGGTCCGTGACCAGCACGTTGCCGACTCGCAGCTTGAACAGGTAATCGCTCACCTTGCCGTCGGACCGGGTCGCGGTCAGTAGCAGCGTATAGCAACGGGTCGGCTGCCCAGCCGCCGCCGTGAAGGTGACAATCCCGGCAGCGAATGCCAGAGCAGAGATCGTCAGCTCGCCGGTGCCCGACGGCGCAGCGGCGAGCGACAGCGAACTCAGCACCTGCGCATCGAGCGGGTCGATCTCGTGACGATAGCCCTTGATGGCGGTTGGCAGTTTCGACGGGAGCCAGATCGGCTCACGACTCACCGGAACGCCGCGAAGCGCGCCATACATGCTACCACCTCACGATGCACAGGCCGGCCGCCCCGGCCGCGGCGGCATAGGGCGTAGTGCCGCTTGACCCACTCCCGGCGCCAGAAGCTCCGCCGCCAGGGAAACGCCCCACGGTGCCCGTGGTGCCGGAATTGATGACGCCGCCGGACAACGGACCTTCGCCCCCAAAGCCACCGAGGTTGAAGACGAGGCCGCCTTGATTCTGCATCCCAGACTGGCCGTCGCCGCCATACAAGTTCACATCTCCGCCGGAGCCGACACCCGCAAGATTGCCCAGACCAGGAGCGCTCGGGGTGCCCAACGGATTAACCACCCCGCCGGTCGCACTGATCGTGGTGCCGCCCAGCACGAAGATGCTTGCTCCGCCCGGTCCAGGTGCGGTTGTTCCCGACACCCCGGCCGTTCCACCAGCCCCGATCACAACAGTCGCCACGGCGCCCGGCGTGACGCCAGTCATCCGCTTCCTTGCATATCCCCCGCCGGAGCCACCGCCACCGCTCATGCCGCTAATCGACGCCCAGGAGCCCGAGCCGCCGGCCCACACTTCAACCTCGATCGTGGTGACACTGGCGGGCACCGTCCACGTCCCCGAGCTGGTGATGTTGTGGACCCCGTGCGGGATCGCGCCGATGAGTGCTTGGATTGATAGCAGAACCTGATTGAAGACGGTCGCGGTCGTGTCGGCGGTAATGCTGGCCGCTGCCAGGATCGACATCAGCTCTTCCTGGAGCATGGTGACGAACCAGTAGCGGACACGCGTTGCCGGCGAGATGCCCGGCACTGCGGGGCCGAAATACCCGGTCGTTCCGGTCAACGCCGGAGGCGACGGCAGCGTGGCAACCGCCGTCGGGTCAGTGATTCTTTGCATGAAGTGCCCCGATCAGGAGAAAACGAAAAGGACCAACGTCCCGGCCGGCGCGTCTTGCGTGATGCGGCATACCAGCTCGCCGGCGTCATAGGTTTCCAGCGGATCGTCCACGCTGGACTCTTCGACTGAGAAATAGAAAGTCGTGATCTGCGGCGCGTTCACCTGCCAGATGAACGCCCACTCCGGTTCGAGCAGTGGTTCGTCGCAAGGCATGTCCACGGCGAACGGCGAGAACTCGGTAATGGTGATTGTGAACCCGAGCGCCGCTGCCAACGTGATGAAGTACGCCATGGTCAACGCTCCCCGCGCGCCGAACTTTGCGCGGACCGCGGCCTGGCGTTGCTCGATCGACGGATTCGCCGCCGTGCACGGGTCGGGCAACCCGAGCGAGTTCTCCCACTCCACCAGCAGGTTTTGCGTTGTCGCCGGGCTGGCGTCGATCAAGACCTGTGCCGCTGCCGCGGTGCTGCGGGTATAGGTCGGTGCCAGCGCCAGCATGACCGCCGACAGCGTGGACGCCGGATCGCGACGCCAGACGCGGCCCGTGGGCAACAGCCGCAGCATCGCCTGCTGATAGTCGGCGTCGCCAAATGCGGGAGGGGTCGGCATCAGGAATAGGTGACCGTTCCGAGGGTGAACAGGTAGCCGGGCGCAGACGTGATCGGCCACGATGATGGCGTGGTGATCGCGAACGATGGCAGACCGCCGATGGCGGTAATCGCCGCGGCGCAATCGCTCTGCTCGATCGACGTGGTTGCGAGCGGCGAATCCTTCTGGACGAGCAGCGTGGTTAGCGCGGCCGAGACGAGGGCCTGCTGCGCCGTCGAGATGCCGGACAGGCCAGCGAGCGTGAACGCCTGCGTCGAGGCCTGCGGCGCGACGGCATAGACCAGCATCGTCACCGCGCGCAGCGCATAGAGGAAATTCGCCACCGCGAGCTGGTCGCCCGTCGCCGTCGTGTCACGCGTTTCCGCCGCGGCGACGCCATTGGTCCCCTGCGGGAAGCCGCCATAGGCGGCCTCCGCCACGTCCACCATAAAGAACACCGTGACGGTGCCGGCGCCGGCGATCCACGGCGCGCACCATGCGCGGGTGACGCCGGTCACCTGCAACGCCCAGGTCACGAAATCGGCCTGGTTCCCCCCGTGCGGCGGCGCTGCATAGCTCTCCTGCATGCGGGTCCGCATCGGACCGTCCATCTCCAGGTCGGCGCCGCCGGTGATCGCGGCTGTCGCAGCACCGGTCGCGTTGATGCCGCCGATCGACACGCCCAGCTCCAGCGGCGTGCCGCTGTCGGTGTTGCCATTCGAGCCCGCCACCAGGGCAACCACAGTCACCGCAACCGATCCGCCGCCGCCAACCGTCGCGTCCGCCGCCGTGGCGTACTGGACGCCATCGCCCCGGCTGCAAACCGTCCCGCCCGGCAGAGGCGTGTTGACGACGCCGGGCCAGGACGCAGGGCCGGAGGCGAAGGTCGGCGCCTCGCGCAACACCGGGGTCGGCGCCATCGCCGCCCACCCCTCCAGGTATTCGCCGGTCGAGGTAAACGGGGTCGATTGCAGGGATATCCAGTCGAGGTAGCCGTAATGCAGATAGGCGAGGCCGGCCTGCACCCAGGCCAGCACGCGCAGCACGGCCCTGCGCAGGAACCCGTCGGCGTTCGGCAGATCGGACGCGGTGATGTCCTGCATCGCCTGCGCGCGAAGTGCAGTGAGGGTCGGCCTTGGAAATGGCACTGATCAGGATTCCTGTGACCAGGCGTAGCTGTAGAGGTTCGGCACGCCGTTCGCTGTGATGGTGACGATCGCGCCGATGCCGCCCGGCCCTGTGAAAAACGGTTGCGCGTCCACTGCCGACGCGACGCCATCGGTAATCATCCAGGCGTGGCATTGGATGATCTGGTCGCGCAGCCAGTTCAGGGTGTCTTGCGTGCGCGGCCGGGCGAAAGCCTGGTAGATTTTCGAGCCGATACGATCGTCCGGGATCGCGGCGAGGGTCGGGTCCTCCAGCGCCGCATAGGTGTCGATCCAGCAGCCGTGCGGATCGGTGTCGAACACGATGTCGCCGGGATCGACCTGGGCATCGGTGAACATGCTGATGAGGGAAGCTGTCTCCAGGTCGTGCCCCAGCTCTAGCCCAGCGCCGAGCATGTTGAGGTCGCCCGTCCCCGTGGTCGGGTCCCAGACGATGCGAATGTCGCCCACCGTGCTAACCGCCTTTCGACGGATGACGCATCGCGGTCGCGTCGCGAGTGCTGGCAAGATGCGTCATCAGGTGCCGCCCGTAGGCGCGGTGGTGCCCGCGGCAGCGGTGCCCTCGCCGTGCTTGTGCGTCTGCAAACCGACCTGGTCGGCGCCGCCATAGCCCGCGATGACAGCGCCGGTGACATGCAGATCGCCGGTGATTGTCATGGGGTTGCCCGCACAGACAACCGAGGGACCACCCGCGGTCAGCCAGACATAGGCGCCCCGGAGATCGTACAGCGCGGCATCGCCCACGCCGAGGTTCCGCAGCCGATAGGTCTGGTGACCGCCTGCGATCGCCAGGGATTTCGCCCGGTCGCCGTCGAGGAAAGCCAGGTGCAGGTCGGTGCCGATCGGCGGCGAGCCGGTGACACCGAACCCATAGAGCAGCGGTATGTTGTCGCGCATGGACAGCGCATCGAGCTGCGCCTGCACCGTCTGCACCGGCCCGGTGTCGTTCACCGCCAGCGTCGTGCGGGCCAGCGCGAACGGTGCGCCGCGGCGCAGCATCAGCGCACTCACCTGCCGCTCCAGCATGACAACCTGGCGCGCCAGCATGGCGACGGTGGCTTCGAGAGATGTGGACATTCAGGCTCCGGCCGCTACGGCGGCGTGCTGGTGGACGGCGGCGCGGGGGCCTGCGAGGTCTGCGGCGCGTTCGTCAGCTCCGCGTCGAACAGGTTCAGCGGGTTCGGCTCGGGCC